CCCGTTGTCGGAAGCCGAGCTCCAAAGGCTGGAAAGCGCACTGGGAAAACCTATTGAGCGGCAAGTCCTCGCATACTGGGTTTCACAAGCTACGAGAGACATTGCTAGGCTGTCGATTCTGCCAACGCCACAGCAATTGAACACTGACCTCAGGCGCATGGCCCGCGACGGCCGTCGATGGCTTCGCGAGGCTTCGGAATACTCCGCGATATTCTCTCCTGCGCAGAGAGCCGCGCTTGACCGCCTGGTCGAGGCTGCTGACCCATTCTTTGACAACATCGACGTCCTGGCCGCACAGGTAGCAGCCGCGAGCAAGGCTGGCCACCCGCGTACGCCTTTCGGGTTACGGGCTTTCCTCGACAGGATGATTGGGATTGCGAAGCTGGCAAAGGTCCTGCCGAGTACTCCGATGCGCGCCATTCCAACCAAGAAGGCCCCTCCTCCGTTCTTTCAGTTCGTTCTCGAGTCCCTAGCCATATCGAGGGACCTACTAAGGTCATCACCATTGCCGTCTCCCCAGAAGGCCGCCGCGCTTTCGATTTTGCAAATCAAGAGCAACGAAGCTCTAATTAAGATCCTGGAGGAGTTGCGGGGACGAGTTGGCGACTACGAGGTCACGCCTCACGGACTTGTTGAGAAGCAGAGCAGGAAAGCTGCGCCCCGGCCTCGGCGTCGACCTTCCCCGTAATAGGCCACTTCATCTTTGCAATTGCGGGTAATGCGAGAATTCTAGCGATCGCTATTTTTCGTCCTCGGCGCTGGGAATGGTCTCGGCGAAGTTAAAGAGGACATCGCAATGGAAGTTGGAGTTTTTGACGACAAGCAAGGTCGCGAGCGTGGAGGTGCAACGGCTGCATCTGGTCACAGCGTCAGCGGCTCTCACGGCCTCCTGAATGATGCTGGCGGGCCGATTGAGTTGATCCCCGTAGACAAGCTGACGCCTTACCCGGGGAATGCGCGGAAGCACAGCCGCAAGCAGATTCGGGAAGTGGCCAACAGCATCGAGCGGTTCGGGTTCACCAACCCGGTGCTTATCGACGACGACGCCCAGATTATTGCCGGTCACGGCCGGGTGGAGGCGGCAAAGCTGCTCGGGATGAAATCTGTTCCGACATTGCGGCTCTCCCATCTCTCAGGCGCCGACAAGCGCGCGTACATCATTGCCGACAACCGGCTGGCCGAAAAGGCAGGCTGGGACCGCGAGCTTTTGGCCATTGAGCTGCAGGCTCTTGTCGATATCGATTTCGACATCGAACTCACTGGGTTCGAGACGAGCGCGGTCGACATCATCTTGGAGGACGCGCAGGAGGCTACCGGCAAAACGGCGGGTCCCGAAGATAAAGTCCCCGATCCCCTCCCCCGGTGCTGCGGTTAGTCAACCTGGCGATCTCTGGATCTTGGGGAATCATCGGCTCGTCTGTGGTGATGCCCGCAATGACGAAGCCTACCAGCGGCTGATGCGCAGCGAAAAGGCTACATTCGCTTTCACGGATCCGCCTTACAACGTGCGGATCGACGGCCACGTCTGTGGCGGCGGCGCTATCCGTCATCGCGAGTTCGCTATGGCGAGCGGCGAGATGACCTCAGAAGCATTCGCCGACTTTCTGACAACGGTATTTGGTCGTCTGGCCGCTTATACGACAAACGGATCCATCCACGACGTCTGCATGGACTGGCGGCACATTGATGAGATGATGACCGCCGGTCGCGCCATCTACACCGAACTTAAGAACCTTTGTATTTGGAACAAGACCAATGCCGGTATGGGCAGCTTTTACCGCAGCCAGCACGAATTGATCTTCATCTGGAAGTCCGGCGAAGCCGCGCACGTCAACAATTTCGAGCTTGGGCAACACGGACGCAATCGGACCAACGTCTGGACCTACGCCGGTGTGAACACCATGCGTCCAGGGCGCATGGAGGAGCTCGCTTGGCACCCGACCGTTAAACCGGTCGTGATGGTGGCGGACGCCATTAAAGACTGTTCGCGTCGGGGCGACATGGTGCTCGATCCCTTTTGTGGCAGCGGGACAACCCTGATCGCTGCGGAGCGGACCGGTCGCAAGGCGCGCGCCCTCGAAATTGACCCTCAATACGTCGATGTCGCCGTGCGCCGCTGGCAGACCTATTCGGGCAAAGCCGCAATCCTGGAAGCGACGGGGCAGACCTTCGAGGAAGTCGAAGAGCAGCGCCTGACATCGGTCGCGGTCACGAAGACGCCCGCCCCAACGGGGACGGACCGGGAGGCGGCATAATGAGTAAGGATAACAGCAGTGCTTCCGCGACGAATAGCGGCAGCGCAAACAAGAAGCGCCCGACTGGCGATTACGACGTCGGCTATTGCCGTCCGCCGGTCCACACGCAATACAAAAAAGGCGAAAGCGGGAATCCGAAAGGTCGCACCAAGGGCCGGAGGAATGTGAAGACAGAATTGAAGGAGATTGTGAACAAGAAATTTAAAGTCCGCGAGGGCGAAACCGAACACAAGCTCTCATTGCTGGGAGCGAACGTGCTCGCGCATGGTGTAAAGGGCGCCAAGGGAGACGTCCGGTCTGCGAGTCTGTTTTTGAGTAATGCGCAGAAAATGGGCTTGCTGGAAGACGAAGAGGCCTCTAGCGCCGAGGCCAGTATGCGCGCGGTCGGCACCGGGACGTTCCGGCTCGCGCAGCCGCCAACAACGTCTTCGCCCACTGACAGCCTCTTTGAACAGCTCGATCTCAATCTCCTGTCGGAGGAGGAGCAGATCGAATTGTCTCGGTTTGCCGAGATCATCGACGTTGCCGGTGGCGATTTCACCACGCTCAGCATCGACCATTTCGCGCGGCTCAAATACCTGGTGAGCAAAGGTCGGAACAAGAACGTCGCCTCACATTGAGATTTGATTCAAATCATGAAAAACAAATTGGCTAAAGTGAATTTGCGTGACATGCATGCTCTCCCAGCGCTCACAACTCGCGAGCGCGTGGATGCACTTCGCTATGAACATTCTCTTGGAGATTTCATCAAGGCAGCGTGGCATCATGCCGGTGAACCACAGAGTTTCCAATCGAACTGGCACATCGACTGCGTCACTGATCATTTGATGGCGGTGGCGCGTCGCGAGATTCACGGACCTGGTCCGCTCATCTTTACCCTGCCGCCGCGGCACATGAAGTCACGCGGTGTCAACGTGTTCTTTCCAGCCTGGACTTGGGCGCAGAACCCTGATCCGAACAAACAGGGGCATGGACTTGCAGTGCGGCCAGGTACGATGATGGGACCGGGCGTTAAGTTCGCGTACATTTCATACGTTCAGCGGCTCTCCAATGAGCACAGCCTCGCCTGTCGGCGCCTCATTGAATCTGATTGGTATCATGGGCGGTGGGGAAGTCGGGTTCGTCTCGACTATACCCAGATCGCACAGTTCGACAACCTCGCCGGCGGCAGTCGCCGGGCGATGTCGTTCTCGTCGATCACCGGTTTCGGAGCGGACATCGTCGTGGTCGATGACGCGCACGACATTGAGAATGTCGAATCGGACGTCGTGCGTGAGACTACGCTCCGGGTCTGGGATGAAGTGTTACCGACGCGGCTGAATGATCCCAACACTGGGATGTTCATCGTCATCATGCAGCGCAGTCATGAGCGCGACTTGATCGGGCACATCCTGGCGAAGGAATTCAACGGCATGCACGTCTGCCTGCCGGCTGAATTTGAGGCTGGCCATCCATACGTCTTTCTAAATCCCAAGTGGCCGATTGGGCGGAAGACCGATTCTAGCAATGGCACTGACGGCGGTCCAAAGGTAAGCGAGCCTTGGCGTGATTTCCGCCGGGAGGGTGAGTCGCTTTGGAGGAACCGCTTCCCTGAAGAGGTTCTCAAGCGCTGGGCAGGATCGATGACCAGTCACGCCGCGGCAGGCCAACTGCAACAGCGCCCGACCGCGCGCGAGGGCGGGCTTTTCAAACGCCACTGGTTCGCTAATCCGGTCAGATACGTCCCAGATGGCTTGCATCTTGTCCGCTCATGGGATTTGGCATCCGCTTCCGACCCCACGACAGATCCAGACTATAGTGTCGGTCTACTTATGGGTCTCGATCCACGGACCGACCTGATCTACATCATAGATGTCATTCGTGGCCGCTGGAGCCCAGCGGAGGTCGAGAACAAGATCAAGGCCACGGCGCGCTGGGACGGCGATGAGACGAAAATCCGGATCCCACAGGACCCTGGACAAGCCGGCAAATTCCAAGCCGCTTATCTTGCTGGCCAGCTGCGTGGCTATTCCGTCAGCAGTGAGCGCGAGCAGGGCGACAAAGAAAATCGTGCCGATCCATTTGCCGCCCAGTGCGAACACGGCTTCGTCAAGTTGGTTGAGAGCGATTGGAATAAGGACTTTGTTGACGAGCTGTGCGCTTTCCCGAAGGGTGCCCACGACGACCAGGTCGACGCCGCCTCCGCTGCATTTCGCGCCATCATGCGCCGCGTGACGTGGCACTGGGTGGCGGCATAGTGCGCCGATGATATAGGAGCCACTAACTCCGCCCATAATCTGAAGTTATGGGTGCGGGCTGCTGACAATCGGGCTCGCCGCGCCGCCCGGCTAAGTCACATGGGCCGCCTACTTCGAGCGCTGCATCCGGCAGTGCGGCTGCGGGATGCGTTTGCCACGTTCCCAGTCTGGAAACGAAAGGCTTTTATTCTTCCGCACGCCGCCGCCATCTGATTTACGTCCGGTAGCCGCAACATGTGCTTCACGCTGTAGGGGATAAGTTCGTCCAAACCTCTTAAATTGCTCAGGCCGTTATCTCAGCAACGAAGCTTTGACCGTTCCATAATCTGTCTAGCC